CATAGGCCCTCCCATAGGCCCTGCTCTTCGTGGGCCTAGGCCATTAGCCAATACTTGCCTAGCAGCATCCGGGGTTAGGGTAGCCATAATGTTGCGAATAGTAGGCATAGCCATTTTAAGGGCCGCTGCCAAGATAGGATCTCCACCAGGCCCACCAGGTCCACCAGGTCCACCAGGTCCTAATAGCCCGGGAGGAGGCGCCATAGGAGGTCCAGGTGGAGGCCCAGGGGGGCGTATCCCAGGAGGTGGCATCATTACCATAATAGATCTCCTTAAATAACGGGTATGAACCTCATGGATTACGTGGACCCAAGAGGCATACCTCTGCGCCTTTCAAGGCGGATACGAGCTATGTGCAAAGCCAACACATACTTAGGATCCTTCAACATTTCAAGGTCCTTGATCTCAGATGGCATCATTGGAGATCGGTTAACTCTAGTAGGCCTTGCTTGTACGCTTTTTAGACTTACTTTTTTTGGCATATTCTTTCGCCGCCTTCATACCAGCCTTGGTATATGGAAATTTCTTACCACCTACTGTCGGCATATTTAACCTCCTGTATCGGTCCTGCGGCCAGCACCAACCTTCCCCTTTTGTGATCGAGCCAACTCCTGCGTAAGCCTCTCAATCTCGCCTTGCGCCTCGCCTAGCTTACGCATCAAAGCATGATTCTGTACTTGCAACGCCATCAATGGGTTTGATTGCATAACCGCCTGCACATCATCAGTTGTAATATCTACCCTAATATCACCATTCGCCTGAGTCATATAGTGATCCCTTTGAAATAAATCCTATTACTTGTGCTCGCTACACGCTTCTTAGTGTATTTCCGTAACTCGTTCAAGGCATGTCCAATTTGCTTATGCTCCTCCTGTGTAGGAGCCCGCTTGTTATACTTATTCCTGACGTCAACTATGAACTTCTCAGCAGCGTTGCCCATCATCTCCTCTATTTGTGCCTGAGCAGTATCCTTGTCAGCCAGCACCTGCACACGCATCTTATGCTCCTTGCCGAACCTGTCCGTGGCCTTGAGCATTATTGTATGCGCCACAATGGGGCTGCCGGTTTCTACATTGTGCCCTACGGGGGCCACCCCCAGAGAGGCAGTCCCCGTAGGAGTCCATAGCTCAGTTACCATGTTCCTTATTCCTAGTTACGGATGTTGAGCATTACCCACTGATAGTCAGTGGCTACAGCCGGTATCCCCATAGCATGGCCGAGGTTCACGAGATCTGACTCATCTGAGTAGTCAGTTCGTTCTGCTGTACCATCTTCATCTGCCTGTGAGATAGCTATACCGTCACCGACTATAGCCACCTGCGCGCCTATAAGGACAGCGGCAGGGCCAGAAGTCTGTACCCAGCAGAAGTAATCTGCTGTTACAGGCATCGCGGTGACACCAACAACACCTGTAGTTGGTGTGCCGTTACCATCAACAATATGTATGTCCTTGTAAGGGCTGTACATCAGACCAAACAGGGACGATGTGGTCAACGCAGTTATAAGTCCGTCTGGTTCGTCAATAGTTATTGAGAGACCAGTTGCGCTTGACACTGCGGTATTGGACTTAACCCTGTATATCTCTCCCTCGGCAGGGCCATCATTGAAATACACATATCCGTCTTTGTACTGGTCTTTAGTGACTGTCAACGATGTGCCACTGGTAAATGTAGTTGCCCCTGCGGATGCGGCAACCGCTGCCAAGTCCATGTCATGGGCAGCTACGGCAGCAATGCCATTCACTACCTGACCACCCCTAGTAATTGCAGTATTACTAGCCTCGGCATAGTAGAACACCCTGCCGTCAGGGAGAACCGCTCTTGTTCCGAGCTTATGCTTTTGCGCTGAAGTCTCTGCCTTTTCCATACCATAGCTTAGATAAACAGTCGTTGGAAATGCCATCTCAAACTCCTTTACTCAACAGGCTCAAAGTCCTGCGAATGCCGTTGTTAATATATCGCTAGGCACGGCAATCTTTACACCTAACTATTGGGGATCGAAATACGGGCCTACCTTGCCTGTGCGAGTAGGACTAAGCCTCACAACTGGACTATCCACCTTCTCTGGCTCTCTCACTACCCGCACACACCACCGGCACGTACAAGTATTGCTTGGCGGCCAAGGATATAACCCTATCCGCCCTTTCCTGTTTACATAGTCAGGGTTCCCAGGCAAGTTCTCTAACTTCGTGCCAACCGGGCTCACTATCTCGCCATTCGGGTTTTTTATAACCCTGTGACGAAATAGCGTGACCTTAGGTTGCCACTCGTCTATATACTTCCACGAGTAACCCTGACCAACCAATTCCTCTCGCAGTTTAGTGCGTTCAGTTGTTGTTATAGCCATTGTCTAACCTCTATTAGGTAGTTGCTGGCGTAGTAGAATCCAACGTCAGGGCAGCTCCACGGGAGTCGTCCAATTCAAATACGCCATAATCTGAAGTAATCACAATTTCTGTCGCTCGGAGAGAGGCATCTCGTTGGCGCTCCGTTCTCGTGTCCACACTCTTGAGTACGGCTAGGGCAGATTTGTCAGCAATCACGCCAACTGTAGCTGCCGGTGTAGTACGAGTTATGTTCCCGTCTTCAAAAATAGGAACCCCAAATATTGGCCGTATACCACTCCAGAAGTTACCGAGTAAGTCCTGAGACCATCCCGGTGTCATGGGATAGGTGGCTGCGGTGCCAGCAGCTTCCTTGGCAAGATCAAATACGGTGAACGGATGATGGTTAATATATAACTGACTCCCATACTGGCTACCTTTGGCAACAGCAATAGCAGCCGCGACATTTGCTATGTCCATATCTCTTCCAGAAGCACCTAGATCCGTCGAAAACCCTGAGTACAAAGCCGTAACGTCATTATCCTTCTTCCGTGCCATACCATCGCCGAGCTGCCTTCCTACGATAGAGAAAACATTCTGTGCGCTCTGACGTGCCAGCTTATCAGTGATGATAATCTTGGCTCCGACCTCCGACGCTGTCAGGTCTACCGTGGTCATCCCGATATCTTCCTCGTCAACAATGTCCTGACCATCAACGAGGTCATTCATGCTCATCTGTCCCACCTTCGGGACCGTGACCTGCTTTGAGCCCTTAGGCAAATTGAAGTTCTCAATCAGGTTAACCGCTGGAGCATTATGCTCCTCCGTATACCGAGCAGTCGATATTATAACTCTCTGTGCATTCTCCAAACTACCCGTAGTTGCAGTTTGTGCCATTCGACACCTCCTATAATTAGCTGTACTACATCATCTGTTTTTTAACAGCAGCAACCGCCGCCGCAGACCTATCACCATCGATGTACGCTTGTAACAGTCGCTCATCGTTAGTTGTTGCCTCCGCTGCACCCTGACTGCTATCGAATGATTGCGGTGGCACGGATCCCTGTTTTAACCGCGCATTCTCAGCTCGTAAAGCCCGTTCTACTTTCATCCGCTTTGCCTCTTTCTCCATGTCTGCGGGACTCTGAGTCTGCTGAAGGGACTGGAGATCAGCCAACATCTGTTTATTAGCCAAGCCATGCTTCTCCATGAAGTGCATGGCTGCCGCCTGGCGTCCTTCCACAAAGCCTAGCATCTGCCCAGTCTCTTGTTCCTGCTTCTTGAACTTTTGTTCTTGCTGCACATACCGCCTGGCCTGATCTCGTGCCTGCTCAGGCATGTAACCAGCATCTGTTAGTTGTCTCTCATATGACCGCGCCTGCTTGCCGATATTCTCCTGCCACTGTCGCTGGGTATCATATGCACGACGTTGACGAAGCTCATTAATGGCCTGTTGGTCCACAGGAGGAGCTTGCGGTGGGGGTGGGGACTCAGGAGCTGCCTCTGCCACAGGCTCAGGTGCTACCTCTGCCACAGGCGCTGACGCTGCCTCTGCCGCCACCTCATCCATAACCGGTGGTAAACCTATATCAACATCAGCATCAACCGCTTCCGAATCTACTTGCTCTTCTGCACTTACCATTGGTTCCGTTGGCATAACCATAATTTATCGCTCCTCCTCCTCTAACCCACTATATATATACACCATGTTGTCAACATGCACAAGATATGGTGGCCTTACATCCCCGGTAGCTTATTATGTATTAGAGCATCCATGTAGAGCTGCTCATAGTCTTGCTCCATGATCGTATCCCATAAGCCTCTCTTCCGTAACTCAGCTACAGTCCCGTCTTTTAACAAGAAGTGATATCCAGCTACATGCATCCCTAACATCCATTCCATTGGCGCTGCTCTGATAAACTGGAGACGCCTAACCCCAATGGCCCCTTTTCTATAAGTAGCCTCATTGTAGGACTTAGCTATCCTCTCAAATAGACCTTCTTCTAACCATGTCCTAGTCTTTAACTCTTTTCTGCGACCGCTCGTAGCTTTTATGTATTCCATTACGTCTTCTTCCGTTGCACGGGCATCAATCGCAATAGATCGAAGAACTTCAGGCAGGCTCTCTATATCCCAATACGATACGGACGTGCCATCTATCATACCCCGGTAAGCACTTACGTAACGCTTGGCATTTGCCATGGTTTGAAATGCTTTAGGATACTCAGGCTCTATAAGCCGAATATTGGCTAACACTTCCTCTACTTGCGTTACCTTCACCTGAGACCAAAACTCCCTCGCTAAACTTTCATATGAGGGTATTGCCTTGTCATCATCATCCCAGTTGATGACACCCTCAGCATCCGTCGCATTAGGAACAAGTTGATAGTACCGCCACAAGACATGCTCTATCGAATCCTGGTCAGATGGTTCCTCACGCACTGCGTCCATATCATAGATGTGATCATAGTAGCCATCGGCAGCACGCCCCTTCTTCTTGTTCCAACTTCCATATAGCTGGTTACGATGTACAGTTTGTGCTTTCCGCCAAATCGACTCGGCTTCACTCAGCTTAAACTCTGTCGTCTCTGGCCTAGCTGATAATAGCGTATCTGCTGCCTTTTGCAGGGCGTCTATAAACTGGTCATCTGCTTCGTCGATCTTCTCACGCCATGGACCCTCTTTCCTAGTATAGCCCCGCGTCCCAAACTCTTCTTCGACTTGCCGATAAAACTCTCTCTGTTGCCGACGAGGCAAGTCTTCCAGCTTCCCAAGTCCCTGTTCTTTAGCAAGTGATTCAGCCAAAGCACGCTCTGACGCAGCATATCCTCGTGCCCCCCAAAACTCCACACCACCGCGTAGAGCACGCTCCTCAACTGTCCCACCTTCAAGAAGAGCCGCCTGAATCCATATGGGCACCAAGTCAGGTGCCAAGACCGTCCCACCAAATTGTTTCAGATTCTGCCAGACACTATCATCCCATCCGTCACGGAAGCCAGTAGGATCACCCATATAGTTATACCCACTCAAGACATCGGTAACATCTGAAAGAACTGGCGCAAGATTACCACGACCAAATCGCAGAGCTGGGTTCTCCATGCTTATCTCCAAAAGACTCCTGGGATCCTTAACACTCTGTGCAAAGAGCTTGATTAAACTACGTATTTTGGTCCCCGGCCCTATAACAGAATTCCCCACCTTCCAGCCGAAAAAGGTCGGACTGGCAGGCGAAATATGATCCCACACGGCCGACACCCCATCCTTTATGTTCCAATCCTCTCTCGGCGTATCCTTTAGGTATTGACCAATCGAAATCGCCGCCGCTAATGCTGTGATTCCGGTAAGCGACCAAGCGAGAGCCTTCCTAGCCTCATCCCCCCTGATCCCCTTATTAGCAAAGGTGTCCCATAGTAACGCCGCAATCGACCTGTTGTACCGACTAGCAAGAAGCAGATTGCTCTCGACAGATCTCCATCGTGCGGACTGTCCTAGCCTCGCACTGCTTGCTAGACCGCGAATCTCATTGAGATAGGCAGCTACATCAGCTAACCCTTCGGGTGTCTTATACTTAGCAAACTTGGCACCCCTTAGCATATCCATGCTCTTTGCTAACTCAATACCAGCAGTATCCATCGCAGCAGCATAAGCACGGGCAAATGGGTCAAGAGCCTTCCCAGCAAGTCTCCATGGGGCATACTGAGGACCCATGGTAAGTAGCCCACCCTTTTCTACCGCCTCACCAAACTCAGTACCATTTAACGAGGTTATAAGACCACGATAGCGAATCAAGAGGGACCGATTATTATCTATAAGCCGGGCATGATACCTCGGGTTAAACAACGTGTTGCCAAAAGCCCATACCCCGAGTCCCCACGCTTTCATACCACGTGGTGTACCCGTCAGCCACATTAACTGGATAAGAAATTGACTTGCATCACCGTTAAGCGTCATAAACCTACCGACAGCGTTAACCTTTGCCCCCGCAGTCAACATCTTATCTAAATCGCCCACGATAGGCATTAGTTCGTCCTTCATCAACTGATGAAGGTCAGCAGCATCCGGGCCTGTGAATACTGTACGAACGAACTCCGGGCCAAACTCTTTTAAGGACTTTTCCTCCGCTTTGCGTCTGCCACCTTCCACAATCCGACGGATGTGAGGATGGTTCGCAATCATCCATTCAGAAAATTGCTTGTCCGCTACGCGGGTATAAGCATTTTGTATATTTCGCAACAGAGCTGCATCCTCTGGGATATATTTATAGCCCTCAGCAATAGCTTCTTGTTGCGTATTAAAGAATCGCTGTTTCTGTGCTGGCAACACTTTTCGTAAGCCGCGCTTCCTTTTGCCTCGCACATAATCCACAGCCACCAACTGGCGCTGGGCATCAAACTTGCCCATCATGACACGACCGGCATAGTGGCCACCCTCTTCAAACGTAAGCTCGTTTATGTCAATACCATTAGCCTTCAAGAACGCCAGTTTCTCGTCTTCGAGATCCGCTGCTGTCTTTAGCCATACCTTTTGTTCTTCATTGAGCCTTTGGAAAATCCCTGCATGCTTGTTGTTCCAGTCCGTTCTTACGTCATTCGGCGCAAGCCCTTGCAAGGGTCCCTCAGCGATCATGCCCCGCTCATTCACCTTCCCCAATACCTTCTCTTGACTGCCCAATCTGCTCAAGCGAGTGAACATTATGTGTGCGTTCCGGTCCGCCTCAAAGTGCAGAATCGCCCTTCCAGCGAAGGCCTTAGCTTCTATACTATTTGCTACAGCTACTGGTCCAACCCGTTTCATGATGTTTCGGATGACGGGGAGATTGGCTATCTTCCGTCCCACGTCAGGACGGGTAGCAATAGTTATTGCCTCACCCATGTCCTGCAACTGAGGCAGCGCCGTCGGAGGCACTTCACCCGCCCCTGCTGCCTCTCGACCAACAGGTCCTATCGTCGGTGGCTCACCCCCAGCCGCCACCCTCGCCACACCAGGCGTGACGGGGGCTGCGGGGGGGGTGGGGGCTTCAGGGACAAAACGAGGA